GAAATCTGACACTAATATTTTAGTACCATTTTCTTCTACAAAGAATTCTCGAAAAGGTATAATCTTTTGTTGTCGAAGTTTTTCAGTTAACTCGGAAACAATCATAGATGTTGATCTTAGATTATCCTTAGTTAGAACTGCAGGTTCTCCGTCATAGTAAATGAATTCTCCTTTATCATCATAGAGCTGTTCCACCGTTAACCACTCTAGAGGATTATATAGGATACGTTCCTTTTCTACGACCGAGTACTGCATTTCATCTAAAGATATAAGATCACATCTTGATAGATTGTCTTTTGTCCACATATCATTCCAGTTGTCACTATCGAATATCTCATTTTCCTTTTCAGATCTAAGGACAGTACGATAGGTATAGTCCTTGTAGGTCGGGGATTTTATTCGAATGTAGCGTTTACCTGCCGTGTCAATAGATGACTTTGCTAAGGCGCGTTCAGTTGTTGTGAATTCTAACAACGTTGACAGGCGATCAATGACAATACGAGCGTATACTGGATCGATATAATCTGTTGAGTCTTTACAGTCTGATTCGTAATTGAAGGTGCCGGAGGTATCTGGACCGAAGATCCTATCCCACAAGAGTTTAGAACCTATCTCCTGTGTTGATTTTGAATCTGATCTAAGGTAAAATCCTTCTCTTATGCCGGGGATGAGTTTTAGTAACTTAATGCACATATTGTTAGCTCTGGATAATCCAGACGTTGTGCGAGCGTTTGTTTTAGTTACTACACGGTATTTGCAACCGCGTTCCGGGATTACTTCAGGTACCAACATAGTTTCGAAATCGTTGGAATTGATTAAATCTTTTTCAACGATATTCCACCATGTTTTTAAATCTGGTTGTTCACAATTTTCATCCGGAAATTCATCTCTTACTTTCCTTCTGTAATATTCATATGCGCCACCCTTGGTTCGGGGAACTTCGATACATCCTGATAGATTAAAGTTCGGTTTTGTTTTCTTTTTGATGTAGTCGATTGCACGGGGTGGTATTGTGTCAAATAGCTTGCTTAAATGTTGATCTAGGTCGTGGGCTAAAGGATCGATTTCACGTAAATCTCTGTAATCGGTTCTCCCTTTCCTATAGTCCATATAAGCCTTAAATCTAGTCTTATCCTTCTCAACGCTCTCCAACTCTTCGAAGTTACATCTTTGACCAACACGGTCTAGTAACTCCTCTATGGGTTGTGACGTTTTCGGAGGACGAGGGAAGGCTCGATTTATAGTTGACATCAATAATCTATGCCTGGTATGGGTGACCATACGTTCATGTAGTGTCTTCA